GGAGCAATTGGAACATTTTCAATTATTTCAACTTCATCACGTGTGCCAAAAAGTTCAGGAATATCTAACATTTGTATACTACAGCTCATGTTAGAGTTATCTACTTCAACAATTTTAGCTATTGCAAAAGTATTCAAATTATCAAATCTTCCACTTATCATTGATTCTATATGATCTCCTACTGTTTTTTTTCTCACTTTTTACCTCCTACTCCATATGTTCTCACTATTCTATCCCAGTCTTTTTCTTTTTTATTTCCGCTACTTTTTGTAGTAGTTTTTTTTGTAGTTTTTTTAGTTTCTGTGTTATTAGATTTTTTAACCTCGTTTTCTTTTTTGCTTGTTTTTTTAGTATTTTTTTCATTTTTCTTACTCTTTTTATCATCTTTTTCTTTTGCTTTTTTCTTTTTATTTTTAGATGCTTTCTCATTTTTCCCTTTTTTTCCAGAAACAATTTCGATTTCGTTAGCTTTTTTAGTTTCTTCATCATCAAATTTAGTTTTTATTTCTAACTCTGTGTATGCATCGCTTTTAAAATTAATAACATGCTTACCTTTTGTGATAAGATACTCTCCTTTAATTTCAAGTTGCTCAAATTCCTTTTTTAAATCCAAATTAATCTTAAAACCTTCTTGGAATCTATGATCAAATATACTTTTCAATGTATAAGTGCCGTCATTTTCTTTTACATCTTGAAATCGATTCGGATCAAATTCTAAAATACCTCTATTTATCTTATCTCGTGGTTGAAAAGTGACAACTCCATTTGTTATAAAAAAAACACTTTTAGTATCTTTTGCTATTTCTTTAAAGATGTGTTTTACGTTGTTATGCATTGTTTTTCCGTCTTTATAATCAATATCCTTACCAAGCTCTATTGTCCCAGCTTTTAATTTATCCAAATTTGATAAAATTAATTTTATTATTGTACTAGCTTTTGTCCCTTTTCCAGTTTTAAGATTTATTTTTGTGTCCTTGTATTCATCATTATAAGTATTACAAGTTATCTCAAATTTCTTATCAGCGTTGCTCCAACTTCCTTTCAAACTCTCGATAATCCCTTTATAGATAACACCAATATCTTTATTTACTCCATCATTCCAATACCCAGCTTCAATAACTACTTCGACACCTTTTTTTAATTTTTTAATCATTTCATCTGTTAAATTATAAATAACAATTTTAGCAATATTAGTGCTTTCTGTTATATCAAATTCAGTTTGTATCTCGAAATCTGGCGAATAATCAACTCCATTTTCAACTTGAAATCTTTCAAATTCAATTTCCTCTGTTTCATCTCCATTTTTTACTTTAAAAGTTACTTTTGCATATCTGTCCCACAAAATATAGTAATTATCATTTACTCCGTTATTTTGTGTATTTCCTATGTTCTCAGCCATTAAACCACCACCATAATATCCTGTAATATTCCAGCTGTCTCTGTTGTAAACTCAACATCAAAGCCATTCAAATTGATTGGTAAAGCTATCATTTTGACGTTTGGGAATTCTTTATATCGTCTTCTGCACAATAAGAACAAATCTTCGTATGCATTAATTCTTTGACCCATATGTAAATTTTCGTTATCAGTCTTTATATCTAAATACCAAAGTTCTTTTATATTGTAAATTTCCAATGTAACTAACAACGTTTTTTCTCCATCGTCTAATAAAATTCTGTAACTACTTTTTTTATTTTTCTTATATAAAATATCAAAACTATATAATTTTCTCATGCTTTAATATCTCCTGTTCTAGGATCATCTCCAAGTCCACCTTTCATTGATTCACTCATCGAAACTTCAGACATTTCTCGATTTTGGGTATTAGTCTCTGGATCATAAGCACTCGTTGTAGTCTTTCCGTCAGTTGTAGTAAATTTTAACAAGTTTACTTCTTTTAAATTTATCGAAACTTTTATACTAGTATAATTTTGATAATTTTCCGAGTAACTGACACTAGTTATTGCAAGTGGAGCATAAACCTTATCAAATTTAGTATACATAAATGTTGTATAATTTCTTTTTTTTGATTCTTTAACTAATTTCTCGAGTTCATCTTTCCATTCTTTACCGTGTAAAATTACCTCAATTTTTAATGTATATGGATTCACAAACATATTTTCATTAAAATTATCTTTTAAATACGATTTGTAGCCTGTTATTTCATTATCTTGACTATAATCGGTCGAAATTACTAAAAGAGGTATAGTACCTAAAAATCCATTAGGTTTTATGCCAAAATATTTTAAATACATTTTTTCAAGTCTATCTTTTTGTGCTTCAAATCCTGCAATTGCTTTTTTTAAAAAATCTAATACTTGCATTCTATACCTCCTAAACTATTCCTAATTTTTCAAGTTCATTTTTTAATTCGTTTAGTGTTTCATCATTTCCACTAACATTAAATACAAAATGATTATTATTTGTAACAACTGTTCCACTGTCTTTCAGTCCACCACGAGTATTAGCTTTAATAGATTTTAAATTATTCAACATATCGTTAGTTGTTGTGTTTCTTGCAACCATTGAGCCATTTGGCAACCAAATAGCTTCATCTCCATGCTCATCGATAGTAGTCATTCCCCCACCACCTTGTGCTTGGAAATTATTAGTTCCTACTGCGTGTTTACCTGTGACAATCCCTTTAACTCCTCCTACGAATTGTGCTCCACCAGCTTTTATCCCTCCCCAATCTAATTTACTAGCCGATTGGAAAGCGTTTATTAACCCTTGCATGGCGGAAATAGCGGATTGAATCCTGCTTATTATCGCTGATATTGCTGATGATACAGCTGCTTTGATTGCATTCCATGCTGCATTTATTAAATTTCTTGCAGTTTGATTGTGGGTATACAAACTTACTAATGCACCTATAAACATTCCAACTGGGCCTCCAACTATCATTCCAATTACAGCAGGAATCAATGCACCTATTGCGCTCCAAGCGGCTGATACAATAGCATGGAAAGTTGAGTTTGTATTATAAAGATTTACTATTGCATTAACTAGCGTCATAACTCCATTAACAATTGCCATTATTATTCCACCAATTATAGACCAAGCTAATTGAAACACTGTCGCTATAAAATTCCATACTGTAGTTACGATTTCTCTAAAAGTTTCATTTTGAACCCATAATTGCATTAATCCGCCGATTATTGCGCCAACAAGTCCACCGAAAATAAATCCTACAAGAGCCCAGCATTGACTAATAGCATTCCAAGCCGTTGTAATTGCATTTCTGAATGTTTCATTTGTATTCCAAAAATACATTATCGCTGCTACTATCGCCATTATTGCCGCTATGATTGCTGCAGCAATTAAAACATATGGATTTAAAGCAGCTACTGCATTAAAGGCTGATTGTGCTGCAACTAATCCCCACAATATTCCAATTCCAACTGCCAATCCTAAAAATATAGTTCCCCAAAGTCTTACTGTTTCTTTGTTTTTTTCTACCCATTTAGTCATTTCTTGTATTTTTTGAGCAAATCCATCAATTTTTTCTTTAAACGATTCTAATTTTTGCTTAACTTCATCAGCTGTCATTCCCCAAATTTGCGTTTTATCTTTTGCATCTTCTGATTTTGTACTAAATCCAAATAGCGCACCCACGACAGCCATTATCAAGTCGCTGATTGCTCCTAATGCACTCCCTAAACTTTGTAATGTAGCCGTCCACACTTTGTTTACGTCAGCATTTTGTTGCAAATAATCTTGCCATTGCTTAAACATATTAAATATAACTACTAAACCAATCGCCAATAGTCCGTAAAGAACTATTTTTAATAAACTAACACTTGCAATAGCTTCTTTTATCCCAGAAATGAAAGGCCCGATGCTTGATTTCATTTTATTAAATACCATTTCTCCAATTACTAAAGCTCCCAAAATAGAAACTAATTGCAATAGCCAAGGCGCTTTTTCTGCTACCTGTCCAATTGCTTCAGCTATTCCCATGAATAACCCAGCAACAGGAACTAATAAAGGCTCTAATGAGTCAAATACCGCTGCAAACGTACTTGACATTGTTCCCATTAAAGTTTCAACCGCTCCTGCACTTCCTTGCATCATAAAGTCACTCAATTGCTTAGCTACCCCACTACTATTTTTTATTTCGTTTTGAAGTTTTTTTAAGTCTTCTATACTTCCATTCAATAGCGTATTAGCAGCTCTACCTCCTTGTACTCCGAATATAGCTTTTAATACTCCAGCTTTATCCGCGTTACCCATTTTGTCAGTTACACCTTTTAATCTTTCAATAATTGAAACCATATCTTGTAAATTACCTTTTTCATCTGTAACCTTACCAATTAAATCTTCAAGTTTCCCACGTTTTTTAAAATCTTTTAAACTTTCAAACATTTGATTTAATCCAGTACCTGCTGTTGATCCTGTTAATCCGTTGTCATTCATTTTCCCTAACATCGCATAAACTGTTTCAAGTGGCACTCCTAATGCTTTCCCAGACGCTCCAACATACTTAAATCCTTCTGCCAATCTAGGTAAATCAGCAGCTGTATTTTTAGACGTAACAGCTATCATATCAGTAACTTTTTGAGCCTCTTTCGCAGACAATTGATAAGAGTTCATGTGCATTTTAACCATTTCAAGAGCTGGCGTTATATCTGAATTAAACGCTTGTGCCAAATTAGCGGCTGCTGGTATGATTTGTTTCATTTCGTCTTTTTTAATTCCTAAAGTTGCTCCTGCATTAATAGCTTGTGCAACATCTAAGTTGTTAAATTTCGTATCTCCACCAACTTTTTTAGTTAATTGTCTATACTCTTTTAAATCAACACCATATCCACCAGTTTTGGCGGAAGCGCCACGTAATTCATAATCAGTTTGTCCATATTCCTGCAACGCTTCCATTCCAGCCTGTGTAATAAAACTTCCCGCCTTATACAATGCTCCGTCACGAACTTTATTTAAAAGTCCTTTAACTTTTTTTATCGCAGCGTCAGCACCTTTGGCCACGTTTCCAAGAGGATTCTTAACCGACTTTCCAACTGCTTCTTTAGCTTTATTCAAATCATCCATTTTCTTTTTAGCTTCTTGTGTTTCTTTTTTTACGTTATCCAATCCACTTTTTACAGTTTTACCAGTTCCAAGCGTTTTCATCATTTCTTGAGCCGTTTTCATTTGAGATTTAAGTTTATCTCCTTGTGATTGCAAATGCTTTTGCATATTCTGTATTTGCTTATTAAAATTATTTAAACTAACCTTGTCTAATGTTTTAGCTAGTTTTTCAGCTTCTTTTTGCATTGATTGTATCCATTGTTTCGCGTTTTTATCTTTAATAACAAACTCTAACTCATAAGTAACTCCTACTCCACTAGCCATTTATCTTCCTTTCTTAATCTTTTTCCGTTCTCTTTCTTTTGCTTTTTGAATTTCTGTGTCATAAAAGCACATTTTCAAAAAAGTTTCGAACTCTTTTTCAGAGATTTTATTTTCATTATATCTTTTTAAAAAAACAAAAGAATTAAAACTTTTAAAATTCTCATTTATTTCTAACTGAAATGCTAAATTTTCAATTTCAGTTATATCTTTTAGCATTTCATCTTTATTAAAATATATTTTCCCTTCATGAAAAAATGCTGGATTTCTATTTAAGGAAGGGATTTCTTACCACTTCCGATAAAAATATTCCTAACTCTACTATTTCACTTGATGGAAAATCTTCTATATCAAATTTGCGAAGTAATTCGTCCCTACAAAAGTCATCAACTACATCAGCAAAAGAAAGTATTCCTTTACCAGTCACTGGATCAAAATCCATTTTTGAATATTTTATCGCTTGCTTAGTTGTTGGATATTCACAAAAAACATCTTTTGCTTTTCCATCCCAATCAATCAAAGTATGTTTAAATATCTGTTTTGGTCTTAAGCCACCTTGCTGTTTTATTCTTCTTCTTTCATTTTCGTTCCTTCTTTGCTTTATATCTTCAGCTGTTTCAGCAACTATTTGAGCCTCAACAGATTCTAATTCTGCATCATTTACTGTTTCAACCGCCTTTTCTTCTTGCTCTAACGGCCCTAATCCTGCCATTTCTCTTGACATATTAATAGCTTCTTTTTCTGCTTCAGTATATTTTCTCTCTAAATCCATTTTCATCTCCTTATATTTCGCATAAAAGACAACTGAATTTGGTAATATTTTATATTATATTTGCCATATTAGTTGCCTTCTTTTTTTAATTACATCACAAGTTCTCTACTTTCCGCTTCAAACTCCCACGCTCTAGCTTCAGTTCCACTTTCATTTGCATATTTTAATGCAGCTTTTTTCTTAAACGAAACACCATTATATATATAAGTTTCATTTGTATTTGTATCAGTTGTTACTATAAACATTGGAAATAACCCTTTGTTTGCTTTCCACAATTTATGCAATCTTTCCATTGTTCTGTGTTCACTACTTCCGTATAGCAAACTTAATGTGATAGACAAACTCTCGTCGACTGATACGTTAACAACCTTTTGTCCACAACTCGCAATTGTTGAGCTTGAGCTTTCTGTGTTTGGATCATCTTCAAAACCGTCTTCATGTCTGCAAGTAATTGCATAAGGAATACCTGCAGCAGTTAATACGATTTTAACGTTATCCACATTATATTGTTTTGTTGACATTTATATTTACCCCCTTTATTTATCAAATACAATTTCTCCATCTGTTGTAATTGTTCCTGTTAATGCCACATTTCTTGCGCCGTTTAAATAAGTTACTCTTAAATCAAATTTAAACTTACCTTCTCTAATCGATTCTTGTGTCAATTCATCGACTGTCAAATGTCCTAATTTTATGCTAAACTCATTACCATTTTTATCCTTTTGAGTTATTGTCCCGAAATAACTTCCATTACTATCAACCATAAACATCCCAGCATTCGCTCCTTGTCTGCAACGTTCTCTTATAATCGATTCAATCATTAATCTACCAATATCATTCAAAGGTATTTTGTCTTTTCTTACCTGAAATATTGTTAAATCTTTTTTTAAACCATCTCTCAACCAAATTTCGATTAATTTCAATTCAATAAATGTTTTATTGTCAGAATTAAGTCCATTTACAATATGAAAATAACCTTGAGTTGGTTTAGATAAGTAATTTAATCCAGCGTCCCAAAAAGATTTTTGCTCAGTTTTTGTAAAATTTTCTTGGACAAAACCAGTTATTTGAGTCGAATGAACAATATAACTTCCTAAATCTTTATATCCTATTGTTCCACCAACTAAGGCCCCTGTAAGCCAATTTCCTTTAGCTAAATTTTTAGCTCCTTCGATTACAAACGCAACGTTATTCACATTATTTTCCGTTTGTAATTTTACAGCTTCAGCTGCACTTCCTACTTTTTCATAATCAACAGCTATAAAAAATTGTTTATCCTTATCAGTTTTTGCATAAGATACTATACTGTTAATATATGTTTTCTCAGAAACAATATCCATGTTAGTAATCCAGTTAGTGACTTCAAAAGCGTCCTCATGATCTATATATGTATTCATAAGCTCTGTAAATGTTGCTGCTGTATTATTTCCGTAAACAACTACATTTAACGGTGTATACACTTGTGAATATGCACTAGCTATTAATTTATAGAAATTATGATTTTCATTTAATCCGCTGATATTTAATTCCAACAAGTCGCCAGGTTCTGTAATAAATGTCGGCGATATTGCAAAATCTTTTGTAAAAAACATCAAACTTCTGACATCAGCATAAAAAGCTCTGTTATTTTCTGATTTAATTTGTACATTATTCAAAGTATTTAAATCATTTCTCTGTATTGCCATTATTCCTCCCTAAAATTTTTATTTATTTTGTGTTCTGCGAAATAACTAAACTGCAAAACTTCCTTGTGGTATCTTCTACCCATAAAATTAAAAGTTGTTTCCTGTATTTTATATACTTTTCTAACTTTCCTTTTATGTTTTCTTTCATCAAAGTAATCATTTGTTGCTTTTGTATTAGCTAAAAATAAATAAAGCATATCGAAATCATTATGTTTTTCTCTTGATTCTAACGTCAAGATAACTTGTATTTCTTCGTCATAACAATATTCATCATCGCCAAAAGGAATTGGATTCCCTGCGTCTTCAATGTATATATTATAAAAAACAATTGGAAATTTGAGTTTTTCATATTGCTCAGCAAGTATCTCGTCCCTTTTATCTTCATTTATGATTTGATTTATACCAAACTTTTTGCAGAACTCTTTTATGTCGTTCACAAGTTCTTTTTTAATTTCGCTTGTCATCTATATTCAGCTCCATTCTCAAAAATTCCCCATAATTTTCCTCGATATTCACAACCCTGTAAATCACATCTTTATGCTTTATTTTTATACCTTCCGATACTTTAAAATTCTGATTATCATCCAAAATATAATATCCCTCTTTTTTATTTGATAAAAAACTTCCGTCCATACTTTGCGGAAATGATGAATTATGTTTAGGTGTCAGTATAGCCATTTTCACCGTCTTTTCTATTTTGTTTTGAAGAGGATTGCCCATTTCGTCAAATTCAATCTCAGAATTTTCTGAATACACAATCACATCATCTGACAATTTTTCTATAACTTTCAAGGTTTTTTTAATAGCTGATTTTGTTTTCCTATCCATTATCCACCACCTCTGCCGACAATTCTCCCCCCGTTAATTTTAGCGGCAATATTGCTCTTAAAATGCCCAGTTTCAATCATCGGATTATTAAATCCTTTTCTCGCGATTGTTACAGGACTATTTGGAGGACTTTTTATCCTTTCAATCATTGATTTATATCTTGTACTAGCTTCAGTTCCAATTTTATTCGTCATTGCTGCAACATCAAAACTTCCGTTTATAATCCTAGCAACTCCTTCTTTAAAAAATCTAGCAGCCATCGGATTAAATTGTTCAAAAGCTTTTTGGTTATAATTCCACCCAGGAACTCCACGACTTGAACCACTATCCAATACATTTGATAATCCAAAAGCATCAAATCCACCTTTGACACTATAATTTGTTACTGTCCCCACTTCTATCTTTTGAGGATTCATTGCCAACAACTTCTCCAAATTTTTGTTTTTTGGTTTCTGTTTCACTGTTAGTTTGCAAGGCATCTTTATCACCTAAATTTATAATCTCTATTTTTAATTTTCTTTTTTCTATCTCTTGTTTTGCAATATTTACTCTTCGTTGAGTCAAATTTAATTCATTGTCACCAACGTTTAAAAGTATATGATTCAACTCAACAAGTAGTATTTCTTCTTTTTCTTTATTTTTAAAATTAAACATTTTAACTCCTTTAAAATATTGATATAGTTACGCTTTCATTTTCTTCAACATCAAGAGTTTTCAATAATTGCTGATACATCCTAAGATAAGGATTATTTCCATTTGCTTCTTCAATAACAATATTTGAAATTTGGACTTTCGTAAAATCAAAATCATTTAATGAAGTTAATAAATAACCAAACAGAAACATCTTGAGCAACTTCTCTCTTTCTGTACTATGCTTTTCTTCGGCAACTTTATAAAATTGCTCAACCACTTGTAAATCATAATCAGAAGTTTCAGGAATATACTTTTTTAGCTCTTCCAAAAGTTCTTCAGACATTATTCTTCAACTCTTCTTTTTACAAGTTTACCTTCTTTTAAAACCTCAAACTCTGATTCTGACAATTCTATTTTCTCACCTGTTTCATACCTAACATTATTGTATCTTAAAGGCGTTAAAGCTATCGCAACAACAATAGCTTTTATGTCGTTCTTTTTGTCTTCTTTTGTCATCTAATTCACCTACCCTACTGTTGCTATAAACATGCTATCCATAATAGATGGATTTGGAACCACTAAATCCTCAATAACTACATTCACATTATTTACAACCCCTGCCGATTTTGATTCAGGCACAACTTCCACAGTTGCAAATGTCCCTGCTATATCCACAACTTCTCTATCTCCTAACAACCCAAGCAGTTCATCGGTTTTTGTTGGAGTTGGTCCGTATTCCATAACTCCTAATTGTCCGTTTGGAATTAATGTTACTACATTATCAGGAAATACATTTTTTGTTATTTTACCAACTTTTATTTTTTCATTCCAAACTAATATAGTCATTCCAATTACTTCTTCGATTGTTGCTTTAACTAATGTTGGGGTAATTGTAACAGTTGTATTTTTAAATAATTCCTTTACTGTATCGTGTTTTTTCAACATATTAAAAGTAGCTTTTGACATCAAAGCAATTTCAACTGTTCCACCGTCTTCTTCAGCAATTTCTTTCCATCTCTCTAAATCTTCAAGCGGTTTAGCAGTTGCT